TTTACTCGGTATCCAAGAGATATAATCATATCCAAATTGTAAAATGGCATCTCTCGTGAAACCTCACGGTTTCCCTCTTTTCGAACCTGTCGGAATTTCCGACAAGTTGAATTTTCATCCAGTTCACCCTCATCATAAATGTGTTTGATGTGTTCCACAACATTTGTGCGGGATGTCTGGAATAGGTCTGCCATTTGCTGTTGGGTCAACCACACCGTTTCATCTTGAATTTTAACTTCTATATTTGTTAATCCATCTTCCGTTTGATAGATGATAATTTCTCCGTGATTATCAGCGTTCATTCAGCTCATTCCTCTCTTTTCACATAGGTCAACTCGACATCGTATCCCAGTCTTTCCATCAGCTGGAGAAACGTCTTGTTGACGATTTTTTCATTATTTCTGATGAGCCGACTGACATATGGTGCCGAAGTTCCGATGTCCTCTGCTAATTTGGCCTGTGTAACATCGCCTTCAATACACTTCACTTTTACATCGACTTCTACGTTATTCTTCAGCATCCCGACTCTCCTTTGCTACATTGTCATATGTTGCACTGACACTACAATTTATTGTAGCACAAATTCATGAATTTTTCTACCTCTTAACGAAAAAAGACACCCGACCGCAGTCGAGTGCCATAATATCTGATGTTTTGTTATGCCTGTATTTCTGTTCCATCCCGGAAGGTGACCGTGATTTCCTTGCTCCTGCCAACCGTGATGAACTCAACCATACTGCCCCAAAGACTGCTGTCGAACTCACTGATCGTGCCGTCCTGAGATTTCAGCACTCGGATAAAATTCAGCAAGCGTTCGCTTTGTGCTTCCTTTGCAGCAAGAGTCTCAATCACTTTGTCATACTGTGATTTGACAGAATCGTACCGTTCAACCAGTCCGTTGTAACGCTTCTGGTATTCATCTTGATTCTGTGCGATGCGGGCATTCTCTGCCACGATGCTTTGCGTCATTTCCACCAACACAGTCATTTCGTCCTCCAGCTTCTGTTTTTCTTCTTCCAAAGCATCGGTCATACAGAGCGTTTTGCGGATAAGCTCTGTATTGGCGATGATTTCATTCTTTTCGGTCAAAAGCTGATTGTATGCCGACACGAACGCCGCCTTAACCTCGTCCTCCGTAACATGGGGAGTCTGGCACTTCTCTCCGTTGTATTTATGATTGCAGCGGTAGATCACTTTGCGGTAACGGTCAGTGGAATGCCAGACCTTTGAGCCATACCAGCCACCGCAGTCCCCACATTTTATCTTGTTCGAGAAGATGCTTACACCGCTGTACCGTGAACCGCTTTTCGTTCGCTTGGCAAGCTCTGCCTGCACCATATCAAACACTGCAGGGCTGATGATTGCCTCATGGTTGCCCTCCACATAGTATTGCGGAACTTCGCCCTCATTCTTTTTCATCTTTTTCTGCAGAAAATCCACCGTGAATTCTTTCTGAAGGAGTGCATCGCCTTTATACTTTTCATTTGAAAGCATCCGGCGTACCGTCTGCTGATTCCATACATCCTTGCCTGCAGGTGTTTTGATGCCGCGGCTCGTAAGTTCAGCGGCGATGGAATGCGGTGTCATGCCCTCAAGAAACAGATGGAAAATCAGCCGCACTGTTTCTGCCTGTTCAGGATTCACCACAATTTTGCCCGTTTCCTTATCCTTATCCAATCCGAGAAATCGACTGTAGGCAAAGCTGACTTTGCCGTCTGCCATACGCTTACGCTGTCCCCATGTGACATTCTCGGAAATGGAGCGGCTTTCTTCTTGAGCAAGGCTCGACATGATGGTTATGAGAAGTTCGCCCTTGGAATCGAGCGTCCAGATGTTTTCCTTCTCGAAATAAATCTCAATGCCCTCATCCTTCAGCTTTCGCACCGTGGTAAGGCTGTCAACCGTATTTCGTGCGAAACGACTCACGCTCTTAGTCACAATGAGGTCGATTTTCCCGGCAAGGGCATCTGCAATCATAGCCTTAAATCCCTCACGCTTTTTGGTATTGGTTGCGGAGATACCTTCGTCCGTATATATTGCTACAAACTCCCAGTCATCACGGCTCTTGATGTAATTGGTGTAATAATCGACCTGTGCTTCATAGCTTGTTGTCTGATCCTCATGGTCGGTCGAAACACGGGCATATCCTGCAACACGGCGTTTCTTTGTACTGTTTATCGGTGTGGCAGTATATCTGCTGATAGTAGCAGGTATTGCCGTTACTTTTCTTTGCGCCATGCGTTCCCACGCTCCTTCCGTAACTGTTTCATATGTTCACTCATCTGCTGCCGTCTTTCAGGTGTATATGCTCCCTTGATAGATTCCTTGAACTTCGCTCTCTGCTCATCTGTCCACGGTCTGCCTGTTCGTTTCGGCTGTTCCCATGCTTTGCTGACCTCTGTACCGTCTTTGAAATGAAAAATCATCTCTGTGGCAGAAATCACATCAATGTGGTCAATTCGGGTATCGATAATATCGTTATCAAATTCCGCAATGCCGAGAACATCCGCTATGAAAGGCTTCAGAATATCCTCCCGCAGTCCGACCGTTTCGCAGCCGTCTCGTTCAGAACACCGCCAGTAGTAGGCTTTTCCACTCTCTGCCGTAGCAGAAGGCTGTGCCGCCCTGCGGAAATTACATCCGCAATGATTACACTTAATTTTGCCGGTCAGCACGGAAGCACCTTTACAATTTGGCTTTTTTCTGCGCTTTTCAGATGTTTTCGCTCTGTATTCCGGTGTCCAGCAATCCTTATGTCCCGTGTTCGGGCAATCTTTGGTCATTACCTCACCGCTTTTCAAGTGAAATTCCAGAACATTCCGCTTCGGCACATTTATGAAGTTCACTTCGTCATGGAACGCATCCTCATCGAACTCAGCCAACCCAAGAACGGCGGCACAGGCTTTCTTAAGATTCTCATGGTTGATGCTGCCGCCAACGGGACACCTGCCGCCCTTTTTCTTTCTCGACCCGCAGACCCAAAACTCCATGAATCCCCGGTCGGTACGCTTGTTATGCATATAGCTTTGACCGCAGTACGGGCATTTCAGCATTCCCGAAAAGCAGGTGAGGTTCAGGCTCTTATTTGCCCTCGGTCCCAACTCCTTCCTTCGGGCAATCTCTTCCTGCACATAATCAAAGGTTTTCTTATCAATGATTGCCGGGTGAGTATCTTCCACGTAATACTGTGGAAGTTCACCGTGGTTCTTTTTTCTGTGCTTGGAAATTGGATCTGAAATAAACTCCTTTTGAAGCAACATATTGCCCGTGTAAGTCACGTTTGTGAGAACAACCTTGATATTGGAATCCACCCATCGGCATCCATCCCTTGTGGTAATGCCCTCCGCCGCAAATTCACGCTCGGTTTCCAGTCTGGATTTGCCGTCAAGGAAGTTTTGATAAATTCGCCTGACCACAGCCGCCTCCTCCGGAACGATAGTCAATTCATCACCATTCCATTCGTAACCATAAACACGAAAATGTCCGTTCGGTATGCCTTTCTGCATACGCTTTCGGATGCCCCATTTCACATTATCGGAAATACTGCGGCTTTCTTCCTGGGCAAATGATGCAAGAATGGTCATCATCAGTTCACCGTCTCCGCTCATGGAACTGATATTTTCTTTTTCAAAACGCACCTCAACACCAATGTCTTTTAAGCGGCGCACCGTTTCCAGTAAGTCTACCGTGTTTCTTGCAAACCGCTGAATTGACTTTGTAAGTATGATATCGATTTTGCCATCTTCGGCATCTGCGACCATGCGTCTGAACTCATCTCTTTTTGCCGTGCCTGTTCCCGAAATCCCATCATCTGCATATACTCCGGCATATTCCCAATCGGGATTATGCTGAATCAGGGAACTGTAGTAGCTGATCTGCGCGGAGAGGGAATGGTTCATGCGTTCCGATTCCATTGAAATTCTGGCATAAGCAGCGACTTTCTTCTTTGCTTTTATGGTCGGCACTGCCTTCTCGACCTTTGTGATTTTTGCCATGAAATCACTCCTTTCCGCTACTATACATCACTCTTTACGGCTCATAAGTCAACGATATGTCCGAAAATAATGTGCCGAAAACAGGCTGGTATTTCTCAAGGAAAATTGTATCAATTTGACGATACTCTTCCTCCGAAATCATGCCATCTTCAAGCATCTTTCTGACGATATGCATGGTGGTTTGGTACAGCTTTTCATTTCTGAATTCGTCCTTACTCACGACCGTCACCACCTTTGAAACGGTCTGCAATATAGCACGCATGGCTGCAATACTTTCTTCGCTTATCGCCGTAGATATGAAATTCCTT